CTTTATTAAATGAGTATATCGTTAAGCCTACTGCATGGTGGACAATGGTAGAGCTTTATCCGATGCTTATGTATAAGCATGATAACGGTAACTTAGTTACTCGTCAATCAGAGAATACTACAGCGATCTCTCAAAGTGAACTATCTTCTTTACGAGATATGGCACGTGAGAATGCTAACTATTATACTCAAAGATTGGTAGATTATCTTTGTGCTAATAACTCAGACTATCCTGAATATAGCAATAATACTTCACCTGATATTACACCCATTCGTGTAGTTAACAGGCAGAGTCAAATAGCATTTAGCAGATCTGCTAACGATTCAGCTAATCCATGGAGTAGATTCTCAATTCGTAACTTTACTAACTAAGAATGAAACTAACAAAGGAGCAGCAAACTAGGAAAGATTATGAGCGAAAGCTTAAGGTCTATTTAACTAAACGAGATAAAGAATTACGCAATGAAAGCACCAATAATCGAAGAGCTTAAAGCTCAATTCACAGAGCTTGGCTATAAGTGGCCTACTATTCACGTGGTAGGAATCAGAAGTAAAGCTAACGAGCCTAACAAATTTGATGATTTAATAGGATTGGTGCAAGGTGATCAGGTGAATTGGTATACCGGTACTACTAATCCAGGTACTTTTTGGCTGAACAATCCTATAAATAACTTAGGCACAGCAGTTTTGAAGGTAGGACAATATGTAGACAGTTATGTTATTGGCTTGCATCAGGGCAAATACACCGCATTAAAGCAGTCTAAAAAGGTAACAGTGTTTAGAGATTCTGATAAAGATAGCGTAGCTGAGGAGCAAGGTAAAGAAGATACAGGCCTATTTGGAATTAACATCCATCGTGCAAATGAATCTGCTGAATCAAAGAACGTAGATAAGTGGAGTGCTGGATGCCAGGTACTAAACAATCCTAAGCAATTTAAAGAGCTTATTCAGGCCTGTATTAAGAGTGGTAAGAAGTCATTTACCTACACACTACTGCACGAATTATGAGCAACCATCAACAGCAAGTAGCCGAGGGAGTAACCGGTACAGTGAGCAGCATTTTGTTATCAGTGCCAGCATGGATGTTAGATGTTGAATTTGCATTAAAGATATTTTGTTTAATCTTATCTGCAGCTGCATCTATTTACACCATCTATAAGATGCGTAAAAAGAAATGAAATGGCTTAAAAGCATATTCAGTAACGAGGGAGATGCAAGCTCTAAAAGAGTAGCGTCTATAATAGCATTACTTGTATGCATCAACTTATCTTATATTGGTACATTCACAGAGTATAAAACTCCTGAATACATGTTTGATGGCTTATTAATTTTAGCCGGTGGAGGCTTGGGATTAACCGTTATAGAATCTATCTTTACTAAAAAGAAATCAAATGACTCAACAAACGAAGGATCAAATTAAAGCAGCTGCAGTTATAGTAGTAGCGCTCACCATCTGCATTATTATTCAGCTATTATACATAGCTTTAAAGGATAGCAAGAAAGCTATTGAAGGTTATGAGCGCAGAGCAGACAGAGCTACGCATGTTATTGATTCATTAGAAGCTACTAACGTGCAGCGCATGTTAGAAATTGAACAACTGAATGTGCAATTAGAACGTAACAAAGAAAGATATGAAGCAAACATTAGCGCTATTGATTCTCTTGACCGTAATGGGCTCAAGCGTGCCATGCACAATCTACTCTCAAGCCTTGCCTCAGAGAGATACCCTGGTCAGTCTAACGAGTAGTGAAGTAAGAGCGCTACTTAAGTTAAAAGCTGAGCGTGATTATCTTAAAACTCAGGTAGTCTTATTGACAAAAAGTGATAGTTTACAAAATTTTGTCATTAAGGATCAGCAGAAATCTATAGATGAATATACTCTACTAAACGAGCGCATGGCAATTAATCTAAGCGCAGCACAGCAAGAGCTGAATAAAGAAGCTGCACGTAAACAATCTTGGCGCAGCGCAGCGCTAATAGGTATCCCTATTTCATTTGTAGGGGGTATTATCTTCACTATACTTTTCTAAATTAACAAATCTTTGTTTATAACTTTGCTAATATTAGTAAGGTTTTTTTTGCATATCTAAAATATTGTAGTACATTTGCTAAAATTAAATCAATAAGCAAATGAAAAAAGCACTACTCTTTCTCGCCATGCTGATAGCAGGCTTACTCATCGGAGGATCATTCGATGCAGACACTCAACAGTTAGAAAAAATAGAAACCAATTTAACAACTAAATAATCATGACTAAACTATTTGAAATTGAAGAACAAGCCAAGTATGATGGCACTCGCTACTATCTTAAAATTGATGGCAGCTATCAGAAATCATTTGCAACCTTTGAAGAGGCTAAAGCCGAGTATGAGGAAGCTATTACCTGGATACCTACAAAGACTATCTTATTATCTAAGGAGGTAGAACTATGAAGTACCATGTAGTAGTTACACCATTAGACGAGGTAGCAATCTCAATAGCTGAGCGTTTAGGCACAGCTAACCTATTCATAGCAGATACATGGGAAGTAGCGCAGCAGATGCTACCACTACTCATGAAGATTTACAAATTTGATTATACTCCAGTATGGATAGAAGAGTATAACGAAGGCGCATTGTATGAGTGGGAAAATGATGAGGTGGTAATTAGTATTAAAAGAATTTAGTATATTAGCAACTTAATTAATAATCATGAATAAACCAAACAACATAACCGGTAAGGTTATCGTATCTCGGTGGGATGCCGAAGGATGCGGATGGAAGCTGTACACATCAGCTCACAGTTACTCACTAACTGATTTCTCAACTGCTAAAAAACATGGGGAGGTATTCCCTGATGATGGCACTTTTCTCTACCAATTTGAGAGCGAAGGAGAAAGCAATATACACGATTACTTTATGAGCGACCGCTATGTTATCTGATCGCTACCAAAGCAGATTCATCTGCGTGCAGAGCTCACTACCGGGAGAGGAGTTAGAGTTCAATGAAATGGTAAATAAAGTAGTCTATGAATCATGGCGCTCATACTTTCAAAATAACCCCGATGAGTTACACAAGAGAGCCTAATTGGCAAAAGCTCAAGCCTGAGATAGATTGGGATGAGATGGAAGAAAAGTTAGCAGACAAGTTAGAAGGATATATTAATCAAAACAAAATAAAACAAACAGTTATGAATCAAGGAATTGTAAAAAGTCAGAAATTTGTAAGAACATGGGATGGCCCATCAGGAGCTATTCATTATTTTGATTTAGTAGTAGAGTCAAATAATGGTTTAAATGAAGTAGGTCAAGTAGGAGTAAAGGATATGAACAGCCCGAAGATTGCAGTAGGCGCTACTATTCACTACACATCTGAAGAGCGCACAGGGCCAACAGGTAGAAAGACTACTAACTTTAAGCTTCAGAATCCAATGCAGTATAGTGGCCCATCTTCTGTTCCAAATGGTGCGGTGAATAGCGCAGTTAATTACCGCAAAGAAAGCCCTGATGTTCAGAACTCTATTTCTAAATCAGTAGCACTTAATAACGCTGTGCTATTCTGCAAAGAGCAGAAAGGCAGCAAGCCAGGTGATGTGTTAGATACCGCTGAGATTTTCTTAGCATGGCTTAAGGGCGAAGCAGTAGAAGCAGTACAAATTAAAGCAGTAACAAATGAAAGTTCAGACGATGAAATGCCATTCTAAATTAACACCGTTCCACAGCTGGGTACGCAGTCATTTTTTGACTGTGGCCCACTTTGCGGAGGTGCTGGAGGTAAGTTACCCAACAGCCCAAAAATTTATTAAGCAGCCATTCACTATGAAGGTAACGCACATAGGAAAGCTCGCTACAATAACTGAGGAAGAGATACCATACATAATCGAATTAATGAAGGATAGCAAATGAGTCACGTACTAGAAAGAAAGATAGCAGATTTAATTCTGCTTATACCATCAGATCAGCAACACTTTGCACGCAAGCGCATAGATAACTTAATCAGAGTAGTTAGTGATAGCCAAATCTCTGAGCTTAATTGGAAATCAATAAACGGAGAGGTGGAATCAATTAACGAGAAGCTCACTAATGACATGATGAAGATTATCTGCACGCTCACTCAGGTGGATTGGAATCAGATGAAAGGCAAATGTAGAAAGCGTGAGCTAAATGATGTTAGGCAAATAGCCATGTGGATTATTCGCAAAGGTACCAGCATGAGCTTCTATGATGTAGGTAAAGTATTTAATCGGCATCATGCAACAGTGCTGCACGCTGTTAAGCATGTTGAGGGATTGATTGAAACTGATAACATGTATAGAGCTGGAGTAGAGCAAATTCTAAATCACATTGATAGCCAAGATTTAAACCGAGCATTTAACAGATTAAGTAAATAATTAATAATCAATAATCATGAAACAAACCACAATTAAATTTTCAAGTAAAAATCCTGAGCCTGTAACAATTAAAAGGTTACAAGAGGCTATAGATTTAATAGCTAAAACTAAAAAAGCTACTGATTCATTATTGCATTTAGGTTTATCTACAAATTTTGTAGGTTACTTTAGGATGACTAACGTAATACAAAAAATTGCTTGGAATGAGTATATCGTAACTGAGCCTATTTTATCAAGAAAATCTTACAATAGAGTGATGAATTTGCAGACTAAATATCATAACAAGCAAAACTTACAGTATAAATCAGTAACCGGTTACAACCAGTTACCTAAAGCTAATACCGATATGCTTGGATTAGTGAATTTGCCTAAGGTAGAAGTTAAAAGAATTTCTAAACCAAGAGCAAAAAAAGCAGTAGCATTGCCTTGGTGGAAGAGATTTCTGTTATATTTGGCGAATCACTAATCAATAAACCAAATGATGACTATCTTATTAAAGCGCATAGAAGCGCTAGAGGAGAGGGTTAAAGCGCTTGAAACAAAGCGCTCACCTTCTACCAAATTTACACCTCCATCACTATCCGACATCATAGCCTACACAGATGATGTAGATTTATCTAAACGATTCTACTGCTTTTATGAGAGCAATGGATGGAAGGTAGGTAAGAACAGTATGAAGAGCTGGAGAGCTGCTGCTGATCAGTGGAAAGCAAGAGATATAAACCAAAATAAAACAGAACAAGATGAGCAAAGAATTGGCCGCATCAGTACCTCAGAGCTTCAATCGTTCACTAAGCGCTGAAGAAATGAACTTAGTAGACTGCCTGAGCTCACCTAAGATACGCTCACTATCTGAACAAGAATTCAGAGAGCTCATAGCCCAAGCTGCTGTAGTTAACGGCATTAAATCTCTACCTTCGGATATAGAAGTTATGCTACTTAAGCAAGTAGTAGATACAGCTCACCGATGGGCATCAGTTAAAGATTGGCAAAATGCTTTCTTATACAATGCAATAGGTAAAGACTTTGACAGAATAGATGCATTTAATCTATTTAGCGTAGCTTTTATGAGTGATGTGTTTAAGCGCTATGAAGAATATAAGAGCAAAGTATGGCGAGAGCTAAACAAGGCGCTTATATTACCGGAGCCTGAGATTATAAGAGCTGAGCCTACTGATCCACTAACTGCACTGCACACTGACGTTCAAAGATGGCAAGATGGTAAGGATACCTGGGTAGAAATCTCTGCACCTTACAACTGCCAAAGATTATTCAGGCAGGGCATCTATAAGAAATCGGAATGGGATGCAGAAGTATGGGCACGATTTGAAGATATTGCTAAGCAGAAAACAGAGGCTAAATTCAAAGCATCTAACCGAGTAGTTTTAGGTTCATCTGCCCAAGAAGAATTTGATAGCTTGCAAAAGATAGAGCTGAGCAGACTTATTTACATAGACATCATTAAAAAAATAATTAAGGAATCATGATACCATTTCACAAATCAATTAAATGCTACCGTTTATTTTATGGATATAAGCAGGAATACATAGCCTTTAAATTAGGCATTGAGCAAAGTAATTACTGCCTCAGAGAAAATGGAATTAGCAACTGGAAAGACCATGAGATTGAGATACTCAAAGAGCTATTTAAGATAGAGATTCGGGAGGAAAAATTATAAACTAAAAACTAAATAATTATGTTTTGCAGACAAAAGAGAATTGTAAAGAGAACCAATTTTGATGGTTCAGTAGACTATGTAGGTCAAACTAAAACATTTTGGGGCAATTGGGAGGATGGTTATGGACCAAGAACCAGTAAGCATTATAAGACATATAATCAAGCTCTCGAATGGTACAATGAAAGAGGAACAAAATTCTCAACAAATGAAGTAATGTTAAGTGATGATGGAGGAGGACCTAAACGTGCAGGTAATACTTACTCTCAAAGTAAACCAGCATCCTCTTTTATTACAGAAGAATTGATTGAGAAATATCGTGAGTTATAACTAAAAACTAAAAATTATGGAAAAGAAACAAAGTAGTATAGACAAATTTGTTCAACAATTAAAAAGAAAAGGTCTTTTACTTACCGAAGATTCTGAATACATAATAGCGTATTTAGAAGCCAAAGCAATGCACAAGGAGGAGATTGTTGAATCTCATCACGAAGGTTATTATTCATTTAGTCATAGCGGTGAGCAATACTACAACGAAACATTTGGAGGGGAAACAGATTAAGCATTTCTTCCACTAACAAATAGATGTTAGTAACTAATTTGAAAAGCTGAGCTCATTGCTCGGCTTTTTTATTAACCTTTGAACATGAATCTATTTAAAAGAAAGAAGGAGCAGATAGATTTAAACGCTAAACTACTGCCTGAGCTATGCAGCTGCACGATTATACAGTGGAATTACTCAGAAGATATAGGCCTAGAGTCTACATACGCTGAGGATATTCCTTTCATGTTTGATGCTCGCCAATGCGTAGGTATTCAGGCTGAGGTAGAGTTTAGAAAAGATGGCACATACTACGTAGGTGAGCGCACTCTGGCGCTTATGCAAGGCATTGATAATGCAATAGTAATAGACGTACCTTATAACCAATTCAAAAAGAATTTTCAGGAGCTTAAATCTAATATAATTACAAATGATTACATCATCTCGAGAGGGTAGAAATGTCATTATCACTACATGCAAAAGCGGTGATAAGTTTTTAATGATGAGTGATTTGCACTGGGATAATCCCCATTGCGACAGGAAGCTACTAAAAGCGCATTTAGATAAATGCTTAGCTGAAAATATCTACTTTGCTGTTAATGGTGATTTATTCTGCTGCATGCAGGGTAAGTACGATCCTCGCAGAAGTAAGCAGGATATACTTCCTGAGCATAACGTAGCTAACTACTTAGATGCACTTGTTAATACTGCTATTGATTGGTTTAAGCCATACGCTCACCTTATGATATTTGTGGGATATGGTAATCATGAGACTGCAATTATAAAGAACTGTGAGACTGACTTAATAGAGCGCTTTGTAAGTGGATTAAACAGAGAAGCTAACTCTAGTGTATTGGTAGGTGGTTATGGTGGATGGTGGATTCACAGAGTGCAAGCTAGTAAGACTAGCACCTTTGTATTTAAGACAAAGTATTATCATGGATCAGGAGGAGGTGGAGTAGTTACTAAGGGAGTAATTCAAAATAACCGTATGGGTGTAATGATAGATGGAGCTGATTGCATTTGGACCGGGCACGTACATGAGCTTTATCACCATGCTGACATGGTAGAGGAATTATCTCATAGCTCTAATGGAGGCTATAGAATAAACATGAGATATGTGCATCACATTCGTACAGCTTCTTATAAAGAGGAATATGATGAAGGCTTTATGGGCTTTCACGTAGAACGTATGAGACCTCCTAAACCATTAGGTGCTTATCTATTAGAATTAAACTTAGAAAGAATTAAGAAACCTGTTGATACTCACCTCATTGTACCTAATTTTGTACAATGGCGAGACAAATAGATTATAATTTTAAGCCACTAACAAGGCAAAGCGAGGCACTTAAATTCTTATCAGTAGACTCAGACGTTGAAACTATCCTTTATGGAGGAGCAGCAGGAGGAGGTAAGACTATGCTAGGCTGCATGTGGCAAATTCTTAGACGTTTAAAGTATCCAGGTACACGCTCGCTAATAGGCCGAGCTAAATTAGATACGCTTAAAAAAACTACAATGGCTACCTTTTTTCAAGTGGCTCATGAGATAGGATTAAAGGCAGGCGAAGATTTCATTTATAATCAGCAGAGCCATATTATTAAGTTCAGCAATGGCTCAGAAATTATACTTGCCGATTTGTTTTTGTACCCATCAGATCCGATGATGACGGATTTAGGTGGCCTTGAAATTACAGATGCATTTATTGACGAAGCTACAGAGATAACTGAGAAAGCTTATTCTATTGTTAGCTCACGTATCAGGTATAAGCTAAACGAGTTTGGGCTTAAGCCTAAGATATTACTCACTTGCAATCCTTCAAAGGGATGGATCTATAACCAATTCTACTTACCCTATAAGAATCAGAATCTACCTGAGCATCTTGCTTTTGTTCAGGCGCTACCTGGGGACAATTTGTACCTACCTGAAAGCTACGTTACAAGCCTTACACGATTACCCGAAGCTGATAGAAAGCGCTTGCTTGAGGGAGACTGGGAATTTGATAACAGCTCAGATAGATTATACATGTATGATGAGCTTATGCGCTGCTTTAGAGAGCCAATGAATGTAGGAGAGGGATATATCACAGCAGACATAGCTCGGCTTGGAAAGGATAGAACTGTACTGTGCGTATGGAAGGGATTAAGCTGTATTGACATAGTAGTGCTTAAGCAAAAGAGACAGGATGAAGTAAAGGCAGAAATACAGCGCTTAATGAATGAGCACAGTGTTAGGCTATCCAACGTGCTTGCAGATGCTGATGGGGTAGGCGGTGGCCTTGTTGACAGTTTACGATGCAGAGAATTTATGAATGGTAGCAAAGCAGTTAGAGGCACTCAGTACATGAACCTAAAAGCTGACTGCTATTTTAGACTTGGGGAGCTGATAGATAAGAATGAGATAACCTTCCCTATTAGATATCAGGAAGATATAATTAAAGAGCTTGAGTTAGTGAGGCGAGTAGATCCTGATAAAGAAGGTAAGTTAAGAGTAACATCTAAAGATACAATTAGCCAGCGCACCGGAGGGATATCTCCCGATATAGCAGATGCTATTATGATGAGAGCTTACTTTGAGCTGAATAGGAACTACACTAAGTACGCATTCATTTAAAATAAAATAGCCCTGCACGTTTGCAAGGCTATTCCGCAATCAATAATCAATCTAAACCTAAACCAAAAGGCTAAAATGGATAGCCAAATATATTGCTTAATCCCTATGTGAATAAGTATGTTAACAAGATGTGGATAGCGCATAAGTTAATTGTCTAATTTTGAGCACATGAAGAATGAGGAAGCTCTAATACAAGAAGCAGTTATTAACTACTTAGTGGCTCAATATCCAAAAGCTCTGTATTGTGCTAGCGCTGGAGGTGTTCGCACTTCTATGAAGCAGGCAGTCAAGATGAAGCGCACAGGATACGTGAAAGGCTTTCCTGACATCTTTATCTATGAGCCACGAAAGGAATGGCATGGCTTAGCTATCGAAATGAAAACAGCTAAGGGTGTAGTGAGTCAGAGCCAAAAGGAGTGGAGGAAGAATTTAGATCAGAGAAATTACATGGCTTTTGTATGCAGAAGTTTTGATGAGGCTAAAATAGTAATAGATGAATACCTGGCGCTCTGAATTCGATAGGTGTTATTTAGAGTGGCGCAGAGTGGCGCATAGCGTAGTGCGTGCAGATGTAGCGGATGAGTTATTACACGATACACTACTTAAGATATTAGAATCAGATAAGGATAAGCTGCAGGATATTCATAACAGAAATAAGCTAAATAACTATGTAAGTAATAGCATTAGACTTGCTGCACGATGTAGTAATAGCTCATTTAACTATACGCTGAGGAAGTTTGAGAAGATACGCAATGATTTGAAAGATGATATCATAGATGATGTGAACAAGAGTGTAGGCATGAGACTTGAGAATGAGCAGTTAGATATCTTCATCAGCAGATTACCATACTTCGAGCGTGAGCTATTCTTTCTTTATGCATTAGATGATTTCAGTTATCAGGCACTGGCTAAAGAAACAGGAATACCTTTAGCTTATCTTTACCGAACAATTCAAAAAGCTAAAACAACACTACGTAATTCACTACAGATATGATGATTAACGCATCAGATTATGAAGCAAGGATAAACATCTGCAAGGCATGCCCTGTATTTAATGAGCGCTATAAGACATGCGGACCTCCTATTAATGCTATCAATCCATTTAAAAAGCCTACTACATTAGACGGTGTAGTCTTTAAACCATGCGGCTGCCCTATAGATCATTTAGCATCTTATGCAGTAACAAGCTGCCCAGCTAAGAAATGGCCAATGCTTAACCAACAAGATTGGCAGATGCCAACGCTAGAACAAATTAGAGCTATTAGAAAGCGAGGCAAAGTAGAAAGAGGAGAGATGGAGCATCTGTTTAAACTGAGACGTGAGTATCTTGGCATTAAAGATAACAAGAGCTTTACTACCTGCACTCCATGTATGAATGAGCTGTTAGATAAATTAGAGAAGCATTTATTAGAAGATTTAAAAAAAGCAGAATCAGCTCAAGCACTGATAGAATTAACTAACTTAGAGCTCACACCTGAGCGTATAAAGAAACGAAAAGCTAAACGTAAAAAAATATGACACTATTAATTATCTACTTAGTAGGCTTTCTACTGCACACTGGCATACTCTGCACAAACATTTACAAGCATCAGAGACACCTATCTAACTTTCATTGGTATGCTTACATGGGTGTTATCTTTACAGGCTTTGTATGGCTGCCTTTTTGGATATACATTACTGTGCTGCGTTTTCAACAGCCTAAATAGTTTTTAACAAATGAATGTCGTAACATTTTTACCTATAGATTTGTCACAGGGTGAGACTACAGTTAGACATTTGATTTAAGGTTTTATACGCCCTTTGGATGGACTCACCTACACATCCTTAGGGCTATATTTTTTACAGAGGGAAGCGTTTAACAGCAGTGTAAAGAATGAAACGAGCTACTGCGGGATAGTAACAAAGCTCAGGAGTATGGCTAAGGTATAAGCTCCAGGTTACTTAGGGATGGCAATATCTCTAAAAGGTAGATACCATGTTAGTGCACATTGCTGATGACACTAATTCATAATGGCGAAGCACTCAAGCGACAAGCATGAGATAGTCATTTAGATGAGAGCCTAACACATTGAGTAATCTTTGTGCTAGGATACTTCTATCTCTCATTTAGCTCAGCATCTAAGCTCTAAGCATTAGTTAATAGCTAAAGCTAATAGCTAATTACACTAAGCAATATGCATAATTAACATTAAACTAAAGTAAATGAGTGATAATAAATATAACTTTTTGAGGGCTCAGGTAAAGATGTTTAACCCTACCTGGAATGATGAACAAATAGATAAAGAATGTGAGAAGATTCTAAATGCTGGTGAAGGTGGAGAGGATGAGGATTGCCTTTATTGTGGATCGTAATACAAAATTATTGTAGTTTTCTTAGACTGTAATACAAAAATATGATATTAATACCGGCACAATTAGAATCAGTAGGCACTCGCAAGGATAAGACTTTAAAACTTACCTTTGGCACTAACGAGCTCACACCAGCACAGGCTGCTGAACTGTTCGGTACAGCCAATCAGTTCGGCTATCTTGCATTTAAAGATGAGAGCTTTAGAAGAGAAGAGTTAGATGCAGTAGAATCACTTAAATCAGAGTTAGAAGATACACTCAAAAAGCCATCACAGAGATTGAGGAACACAATGTTTAGAGTTTATGAGGTTGATTCAGAGGGATTTACTACATTTGCTAAATACTATGATAGTAAGATGGAGCAGTTAATAACACACTTTAAGAATAAGTTAGCATGAGTGAGGAGCATTCACAAAAACTGACAATCAAAAAAGATGCAATGTTACAAGCTCTAACTAATAGCCTTGGCAATGTAACGGAAGCAGCAGCTGCTATTGGTATGAGTAGAGAGACTCATTACGCTTGGCTAAAAGATGATCCTGAGTATAATGCTGCTGTAGCTTCACTTAAGAATGTAGCGCTTGACTTTGCAGAATCACAGCTTAAGAAGCTGATGGAGGGAGCAGAGCGCCAAGCCTTAACTCACGATGGTGAGATAGTAACTATTAAAGATGCACCTAACACTTCAGCTATAATCTTTTACCTTAAGACTCAAGGCAAGCAGAGAGGTTACATAGAGAGGCAAGAGCTTAGCACAGAGATAAAGAGCATTAACATAACTATTGATGGTACTAACATATGATTGCACAATTAAAAGCTAAAGAATTAGTAGATAAGTATTGGATATATTTGCGAGCAGGTTTGCTTTACGATGAGGAAGCTAAAGAAGATGCAAAGCAATGCGCTTTAATTGCAGTAGATGAATTAATTAAAGCAGTTGTAGACGATAAAGAAAGTGAGTACATGTCTTTAAAAGATATTTATTGGATGGAAGTTAAAAAAGAAATAGAGAAGTTATGAGCGAGAAAATAATTAGCACTAAGTATTCAGATCAGACACTGGGTACTTATGTAGATTTTATAGCTGCCGGTACAGATAGCATATCTCAGATTCAAGCTATCACAGGATTGAAGCGTGATGACATCAGGAAGATAGACATGCCTACTATTGATAAAATAGTTAGCACCTATGCAGCAGGCTTAAAGAATGACGAGAAGATATTTCAGCAGTTCATAGAGATTGATGGAGTTAAGTTCGGCTTTCATCCTGATCTAAAGAGCATGACCTTTGGAGAGTGGTTAGATCTATCTGAGTTTAGCAAGAACTTCCCCCATCAGATGCCTGAGCTTATGTGCATTCTCTATAGACCGGTAACAGCTGAGATTAACTTGCAATACAAGATAGAGGATTATGATAGCACTACTCACATGAAGTATGTGCCTCAAATGAGGAAGATGAATTTAGCCAATGTGAATGCTGCGCTGCTTTTTTTTTCGACACTCAGAAACGATTTAGTGAACAGTACACCCGAATATTTAGAGCAGGAGCTGGAGATGTTGAAGAGGGAGATCAGTCAATTAGCAGAAGAGGTGAAACATTAGCAAGCGTGTACCAATGGTGGCACGTAATTGAGGAGATGGCTGAGAGAGATATAACTAAGTTTGATGCTATAACCAACACAAGAGCATCCACAATATTTACCCATTTAACCTACGCTATGGATTACGCAAACGCATTACAACAAAAGCTGTCTTAATTTACACTATAAGATATGAGCACAATCAATTATACATATAACGTCATAGTAGACCGTTTTAGACAATTTGCAGCAGGACACTTTCAGCTGCGTAGGTTTACTCATGGTGAGATTAGCCAAGCCGATTTAGAGAAAGAGGCAGAGTGGCCTTGGCTGCACGTTAAGCCACGTGCTATTAACTACGCACCAGGTACTCGGAGCTTCAGCTTTGAGATATTCATTAGTGATCTACCAAGAGATAAGGAAGATAAGACAGGCTATCAAGCGGAGAGTATTACTGACTGCTCACTGATATTTCAAGATTTAATAAACGAGATTTACCTGGGCAATATGTTCGGCTCAGATGTAGTGCTTACTCGCCCGGTAAATGCTGAGCCATTTGTAGAGCAGTACACTCACACCTTAACCGGTGTAACAGGGATAATAGAACTGAGCTTAGACTATGATTGGTCAGCCTGTTCTATCCCTGCGAGCTGGAACTATAACACTCCTACAGATTCACCAAGCGAAGCAAATAACTATCTTACATTCATTAAGAGCATCACTCAGCAGGGCTTTAATGTCTCATTAGTTAATGACGAGGAAACTCCAGGCAACACTTACTATTATGGTACAGATGCTGAAGGTGTAAAAGGATGGCATCAGCTGATAGATAACATAGGACTGACCTGTGAGACTCTACCTGATTGCGCTGTTATCATTTCTATAGTGGATGACATTGCAGCTCTGCAAGCTGAGATAGCTTTAAAGGCTAACACTGCTGATTTAGGAGCTACTGCCTTTAGTAATGACTATGATGATTTAGATAACAAGCCGACTATACCAGCGGCCCAAGTTAATAGCGATTGGAATGCAGTTAGTGGAGTAGCTCAGATTCTCAATAAGCCTACTATCCCTGCAGCTCAGGTCAACTCCGATTGGAACGCAACGAGTGGGGTAGCGCAGATATTAAACAAGCCAACGCTGACAAATGGAACAGTAACAAGCGTAGGTGTAACGGCAGGAACGGGAATAAGCGTAAGCGGTAGCCCGGTAACAAGTAGCGGAAGCATTACGGTAACTAACTCAGCTCCCGATCAGGTAGTGGCTTTGACGGCAGGGAGTGGTATAGCAGTAACGGGTACATATCCGAACTTTACCATTACCAATAATGCACCTTCAGGTGGAACGGTTACGGCTGTTACGGCTACTGCTCCAATGTCATCTACAGGTGGATCTACTCCTAATTTATCTATGTCATCTGCTAATGGCACGACTAATGGATATTTACTTTCGAGTGATTGGTTAATTTTCAACGGCAAGTTCAACACACCAACTGGAACTACTCTGCAATATCTCAGAGGTGATGGCAGTTTAGCTAACTTTCCTGCTTCATCAGGCGGAGGTGCTTCGTTATCTTTCTACTTAAACGGATCAGTAGCGCAAGGAACATTTGGCGGTGTAGCATTTAAGGAAATGGACAGAACTCCTATCTTAGGTGCAGGAACAGATTTCACAATAGCAGCAAATGGTTACATTCAGTCTTTTATTACAGATGCGAATGTACCGAATCAGTTAGAAATACCAGCAGGAAATTGGAACTTTGAAACATATTTCAGCGCATCCAGTAGCGGTGGCACTCCTTCATTTTATATTGAATTGTATAAATGGGATGGAGCAACCTTATCTTTAATAGCGTCTAATTCAGCTACTCCCGAAGGCATCACCAACGGAACGGCAATAGACCTTTATGTTAGTGCGTTAGCTATACCTCAAACTACGTTAGCGGCTACTGATAGATTAGCGGTTAGAATCTACGTTACGCACTCGGGCAGAACAATTAAACTTCACACCGAGAACAGTCATCTTTGTCAAGTAATAACTACCTTCTCAACAGGTGTTACTGCATTGAATGGCTTAACGGCACAGGTGCAGAACTTCGCAACAGGAACAAGTGGCACTGACTTCGGTATCTCATCAGCGACAAGTACGCATACGTTTAACCTTCCAACAGCAAGCGCAGCCAATAGAGGCGCATTAAGTTCAGCAGATTGGACTACGTTTAATAACAAACAAGCATCAGGTAATTATATTACTGCGTTAACTGGTGAAGCTACTGCCACAGGACCAGGAAGTGTTAATACGACTTTAAGCAATTCAGCCGTTATAGGCAAAGTGCTTACAGGACTAAATTTAGCAGGTGGCGGCACTATTGCAGATACAGATAGTATTTTATTAGCATTTGGTAAAGTTCAAAATCAAATATCGGGGTTATTAGGTGGGGTTACTTTTCAAGGTGTATGGAATGCGTCTACAAATACACCTACATTAACAAGTTCCGTAGGAACTAAAGGTTATTACTACATAGTAAACGTAGCAGGTTCTACAAACTTAAACGGAATTACGGCTTGGCAGATTGGAGATTGGGCAGTATTCAACGGTACTACTTGGGATAAAGTAGATAATACTGATGCTGTTTCATCAGTAAATGGCTTTACTGGAGCAGTAAGTTTAACCACAGCGGACATATCCGAAGTAACAAACTTGTACTACACAGAAGCAAGAGTTAACGCAAACACAAATGTAGCTGCTAATACTGCTGCAAGACATAACGCAGTTACAATAGGTACTGCAAACGGATTGTCATTAAGTACACAGGCTTTGTCATTAGCTTTAGCATCTACGAGTGTAACAGGTGCATTAAGTTCTACAGATTGGACAACCTTCAACAATAAGCAGAACGCTCTTGTTAGCGGCACTAACATAAAGACTATCAATAGCACTACTCTTTTAGGTAGTGGTAACATAGCGGTAGAGCCAACGATTACCGCAGGAACAACGGGACAATATTACAGAGGGGATAAGACGTTTCAAACATTAGATAAAACAGCGGTAGGTTTGGCGAATGTTGACAACACCAGCGACGCAAATAAACCAATAAGCACAGCAACGCAAACAGCGTTAAACGCTAAGCAAGGTACAATAACGCTAACTACCACAGGAACAAGTGGAGCGTCAACGTTAGTAGGAAACACTTTGAACATTCCGCAATATATTGGCGGTGTAACATCAGTAACAGGTACTGCTCCTGTTGTATCTTCGGGAGGAACAACGCCTGCTATTAGTATGCCTGCCGCCACTAGTTTAGTGAATGGTTATTTAAGCAGCGCAGATTGGACAACGTTTAACAACAAACAAGCAGCGTTAGTTAGTGGTACTAATATTAAGACAATCAACTCTACATCTTTACTTGGTAGTGGGAATATAGCAGTTGAACCAACAATAACAGCAGGAACAACAGGTCAGTATTATAGAGGTGATAAGACTTTTCAAACGTTAGATAAAACAGCAGTAGGATTAGCCAATGTAGACAATACAACTGACCTTAACAAGCCTATCTCAACCGCAACACAAACTGCGTTAAACGCTAAACAAGCAACACTTGTTAGTGCTACTAACATCAAGACAATCAACGGTAATTCAATTCTTGGTAGTGGTGATTTGGTTGTTGGAGGAGGAGGAGGAAGTGGAACGGTTACAAGCGTAGCAGCGTTGACACTTGGAACAACAGGAACGAATTTAAGTTCAACGGTTGCAAATGGAACAACAACGCCTGTAATAACCTTGAATGTACCTGATGCTTCTGCTACAAATAGAGGAGCGTTAACTGCTGCGAATTGGACTACTTTCAATAACAAGCAAGCAGCGTTGACTTTAACCACAACAGGGACAAGTGGCGCAGCTACTTTAACAGGTGCTACCTTAAACATCCCTCAATATAGTGGAGGAGGAGGAGGTGGTACCGCAGGAGGACCACACCTTATAACACAACCTATACAAGATTATACATACGGATTAAAAACCAATAGCGCAGCTAACACTACTTGTACTACTGCTACAAACAGAATTACATTAATGCCGTTTGTTCCTAACAATGATTTTTTATTGCCTCTGGTTGGTGCTGTAAGAGCGTTTATAATAAATGTTACAACTGCATCTGCTGTAAATTGCAAAATTGTTATATTTTCAGATTCAGGAGGAAGACCTCTTACCAAATTATATGAAGGTCCTAGTATGTCCTGTTCATCAACAGGTCCAAAATATGACTTCAATTATTTTAGTGGATTTACTAAAGGGACAAAATATTGGATTGGAACTATGACAAGTGCAGTAGGACCTACATTAACTCAGTATAGTCCTAATTCTATGATTCCCGTAACAGATAATGAAAGCGGTGCAACGAATTGGTTTTTGTCAACAACATCTTATGCTTATGGTTCTGTACCTGCTACAGTTAATCCAGCTTTTTTTATACCACAAAGTATTAACTGTCCTGCTGTTTTTCTAAGCATCATTACTGAAGAATAAAATTTTAAAATAAAAAAATATGGCACAGATAAGAAAAGAAATTTATAATGAAACAGGACTTGTAAGAGTTGAGTTCATCGAAGTAGACGAACCAACGCAAGAAGAATTGATAGCTCAAAAAGAAGCGCAACTTCTTGAAATGTTTGAGGAACTCAAGCGACTGAAAGGCGATGCCTAACGAACAGAGCGAATAACTATGAGCATCTTAGCTGAACTATTTGAACAGGGAGCACTGTATGATGTGCTCTTAGATTTTGGTGAGACCGTTACTGATCGGGCACGCTCAAACATTCGTATCCAGCAAACAAGATACGGAAAGAAGCGCAAAGCTAATACTACAGGTACACTCGCAGCTTCATTGTATTATGACATGGATGTTACCGGTACTACTCCATCTATCTCATTCAACTCATCAGCTGATTACGGCAAGTGGGTAGAGTATGGTAGACAGGGTAAAGAGAGTAACTATAAAGGGATAGATACACGCTTTGCAGCAGGAGCAGCTAAGCCTCCGGTACCTGATATTCTGAATTGGATGAATCTAAAGAAGATTAGATTACGTGCAATGGGAGACACTGGCAAGATGACTAAGTTCGCTAAGAGCGCAGTTAACAAAGATGAGCAGAAGCGCTTAGGTGTAGCAATAGCAATGGCTAAGAGTATTGAAAAGAAGGGTATAGCTCCTCTGTATTATTGGAGAGATGCCTATTTAGAAACACTACCTGAATATGGTAGCCGATTAAATGAGGCAATGGCTGACGCTGTAAATGTCTACATATTAAATCAGACACGAAAACTAACTAATATTAAACCTGTATAATGGCAATTATAATAGAACAACAACCTTATTCATACACAGCACTAAAGCAAAAACTGATAGTGGTAGCTACATCCTCTAACATAGGGCAGCCTGGCTTTAGATATGTAGTAGAGGTAAGTGTTAACGGAGGAGCAGCTAATACTTTTTACGTGCAGCCTAACTTAAACGGTGCGTTAGTGTTTGACCTTTATCCTGTGGTCTATTCTAAGATGGATTTAGGAGTTAACAGCACTGATGCTGTGCCTTCTCTATTCGCATCCACAACGGTGCAAGATGATTACACAGCTCGCAATATCATGACTGTAGCTACTAACATTTATGAAGGCTATGAGGTGCTTGGTGTATTTGAAAAGCAGGCTACAGCTTACCCATTGACAGGAGCAGCTTCATTAATAAATGCAGCGTTTCAAATTAGTGATGGCTTTAATCCTGATCCTGCTACTTACTTTGCATTAGACTCAGCCACAAGCTACATCATGAGTGATTTAGTGCGTAGCACTTACGCTATGGATGATGTATTAAGCCAATACTCACTAGGCGCTAACACTATAGGCATAACAGGATTTAATGATGATTACGGAGTGCTTACTATTCCTGCTGATGATGGCGCAAGCTTAACTGGAAATGCCATAAACAACTTACAGATACTACAATTTAATGCAGCAGGATCATTACTGCAGACTGATACTTTAGCATGTGTAATAGCTGAAGGCTATATTAATCACTTACCCCTATTACCGGCTAACATAGATGCTGCATTTGGCTTGCAAGCTACATGGAATCATTACCTAATTAACTTTAGAACTTCAGCCAGTGCGCCATGCGCTCGCTCAATAGCTGTATTTAAAGCAGCAGATGAATGCCGATTTGATAAGGTTAGACTAGGATGGACTAATAGCAGAGGTGGATGGGATTACTTTAATTTTACTAAACGCTCTGAGGAATCTTACTCAGTAGAAAGAAAGCGCTACAGAAAGGTAGTAGGTAACTACGGCACAGCTGATTATCATGGAGCAGGATTCACATTTAATACTTACGATAGAGGCCTAACTGAGCGCAGCCCATTTGTAGAGAAGATGCTACGGATCAGAACAGACTTCTTAACTGAAGGGCAATTTGAATATCTTAAGAATCTAATCTATAGTGAATCGGTTTACATCATTAATCCTGATGGCTCAGCTACTCCTGTTGTGATTGATAGCAATAATTACACAGCTATTAAAACACGTAGCTACATAAAGAATGATTTAGAATTGATGTTAAAATTCAGTAACGATTATACAGCATGAGAGCAGAAGTATTGTTAACAGTAACAGCTAGCAATGGAGCTGCTACCTTGGTGGACCTATACGAAAATGAGAGCATCAGCTATTCATCTAACTTTAATAGCGTTTCTGAATTCACTACCAGGGGAGCATTCTCAAGAGAGTTTAGAATACCTGCAACTAAAGCTAACGTAGATTTCTTTGGCCAACAATATGAGCCAAGCTTACTTAACAATGACACTACTCAGATTAACGTACTTAGAAAGATAGATGCAACGCTTAGCGTTAATACTTTACCAATAGCTGAGGGCCATATCCAATTTAAGCAAGCAGTCACGCATCAGGGTAAGATACATGAATTCGTTATAGCATTCTTTGGAGAGACTGTTGATTTAGCTCGCAGTGTAGGAGATAAGATGATTAGTCAATTAGACTATACTGATTTAGCTCATGAAAGTGAGTATGCTACAATTAATGATATTAATGAATCTACATTATTTGGAGGAGCTATCTGTTACACGCTAACTGATAGAGGGCAGAATTGGAGTGAGGATACTGCAATAGGGAGTAGAAGGATATTTAGTGATGTTAATCCTATCTATACCGGTGAATTAACTTTAGCACTTCAGGCTAAATGGTTACTTAATAAGATAATTACAGAGGCAGGATTTACTTATAGCGGAGATACGCTGAATGATGAGCTCGAAAAAATGTACGTGCCTTATATTACAGCGCCAAGAACGGAAGGTTTAAGTAATGACGAAGCTAAATTTAAGGTAGATTTTACATCAAATACAGCATTTAACTTAAATGTAGCAGGTGCTAATGGTTATAATCAGAAACAATTAACAGGATGGCATGAGGTAAGTGATCCATCTAACAGCTGGGCATCTAATGCCTACACAGCGCAGGGTACTTTCCAAGCAGGTGTAAGAATTAAATTGCAGGTAGAAGTAGATACTACAGGATATTCTGCAAATACTCAGCACTTTTATGATGTAATGCTGCAACGTGTAAGAGGTAGCGTAACTGATTTGATACCATTTCCAACTACATTAGGAGTAGGTCCTACATCTTATCAATATAATTATATTACTCAAGGATTTCAGCCTACTACTCCTGTAAATCCTTTTAGTGTTTTTAGTAGTTTTCAGTTAGATGTACAACAGGGAGATGTTTATACTGTTGTGGTTAGAGCGCATCCAGGTAGCTCACCATTAATAGAGATTCAAACAGATGGCTTTGGCATTAATAGCTTTTTTGAATTCTCTTATGTTAGTGGTTTAAGCTATGCCTATCCAGTGCAGATAGCTAACAATGCACCTGAGATGAAGCAGATAGATTACATTAAAGATATTCTTAAAATGTTCAATGCTGTGCTTGTACCTAATCCTAATTTACCTAATGCTATTGAGATTATTCCAATGGTGGAGTATTTGGGCAGCGGAGCAGATTACGATTGGACCGGTAAGTTAGATCTATCTAAAGACATCACCTTAACACCAGCATCAGATGTAAGAAAGAGAGTATTAAAGTGGAGCTATAAAGAGCAAGGTGATTTCTTTAATGCTAAATATAAGACAGGAGCGCAGCGTATCTATGGAGAGCTTCGCTTAAATGATCCTGCAAATGATTTTAGTACAAGTGATTATACAGTAGAGTTAACTTTTGGAGCTTCACCATGTGATTTAATTCCTAATACTAATTACATTATACCTAAGTATTTTAATGAGAAGGGTGAATTTATGACACCTGGACCTCGCATACTTTACAGAAGAACATTTGCAGAAAGTGCTGTAGTGATGGTATACGATGAGGTAGCAGAGGATTCAACTTTTACCGTTATACCTTTACTTAGCCACTATCAATCTATACCAACAGCTATAGGCACTAATGATCTAAACTTCGGGCAGGAGATTCCTCCGCATCCAATAGAAGTTATGCCATTACATACGCTGTTTGATAGATATTGGAGAGAGTATATTTCTGAGCTTTACGATGATGAGCAAAAGATAATGGAGGCTTATTTTCAACTTACCGTAACTGATGTATTTGGGCTAAAATTTAATGATAAGATTTGGATTAAGGATTCTTGGTGGAGAGTAATTGAGTTAACAGATTACATTGTAGCAGAAGAGCAAGTTACTAAGTGCAAGCTCATGCGCTTGTTAGATATTGGAGCGCTATGCCAATACACTCCATCTACTATTAACATAAGCACAGGAGCTGTAGAGTTTTTAGATTACGATGGGGATACAAGCTATGGCTCACAGGAATGTTGCGAGTTTTATGGCTACACATGGAGCACAGCTAAAGGGCGCTGCTTTGCAAGTACAATCACTCCAGGTGGACCGGGTATAATCGGATCACCAAATAATACAGGAGGTAGCAATATCACTAATACAAGTGGTAACCAAAAGAGTGCTACCGGTATGGGCAATGTGAATAGAGCTGAGATAGAAAATAATAACGAGCGAATTTTAGTTAGTGGTTCAGGTCATAATATTAGCCCTAACAATAATTATAGCCAAGCTATGGGCTATCGAAACTTTATTCGGCCTAATCTTGAGGGCACTGCTGTAATGGGCAAATGGGCAGAGGCTGATGTAAGAGGCGTTCATTTTGGTGGAGGTACATGGCACGATGGAACAAGCAACTTTGGAACAACTATACCAGGGCGCAGTCAGCATGGCTTTATTCAGCTTATGGGGTTAGGTGCTTTAAATGCTAATCCTACAAATATCAATCTATTGTTAGATGGTATTAGCGGTGGCTCTATAGTGATGCCTACTGAGACGGTATGGATGGTTAAAGTATACATTTCTATACTTGAATATGACTATAATGTAACCGACTTTACAGGCCGAGTAGCAAGCTTAGAATACAGCTCTATGTTATGGAAAGATAAAACAACTCAGTTTAGCTCTACTCCAATTTTGGTTAACCAATTTTATAGTGGATTTGGTGCGAGCTTGTTTGATTTGTACATGCCAGTAGTAAGTAATAAAATAGCACCGTACATCACGTGCAAGTTAACCGGTAAAACGGCAGTAGTTAGCGCAACAATTCAATACACTCAAAGTAAATTCCAACGTACACCTATAATATGACAAATCCACAAGAAGATATACTGATTAGCATGACTTTGTTACGTGCTGGAGCACAAGGCAAGAGTAAGAATTTTCAGCATGCAATAGGTAGCCATCACGCAAAGCTTAAGATATGGCAAATAAGAGCTATTAATTACACTATAGTTATAGGGCTACTTAGCTTAATTACATTAACAATTTATAGCATAGTATAATGGCTACACAAGAAATGATATTAAAGCTTTCATTTGATGATGAAGGCACGTTTACAGGTTTAGAGGATATCAATCAGGAGATAAAAAAAGTAGATGAATCTACGGTACACTTAGATAAATCCACTAAGACTCTTAAAGCGCAATATGCTGAATTAAAGAAACAGCAAGATCAGACTGAGCTGGGCACTGAAAAGTTTAATGAGCTATCCATTAAGATGGGTGAGCTTAAGGATAGAATGAATGATGCTGCCGAGGCTGTTAAAGGAAATACAGGTCCTGCTATTGAGGGGATGAGTAATACCTTCGGCATCATGGGTGAGCAACTTAGCAACTTAGACTTTGAAGGATTAACTCAATCTGTTCAGACATTCAGCGGTAATCTTGCACGAATAGATATAAAAGCTTTAGGTAATTCACTTAAAGCAATGTTAGCTGCAGGAGTGCAAGGCTTTAGGGTATTAGGCGAAGTGATTAAAAAGAATCCTATTCTTCTTTTAATACCTATTCTTATTGCTATAATATCTTATTGGAAAGAATTTACCGATTTAGTTAGTGGTAAGGGCGCAATGAAAATGGCCTTAGAAAGTGAACTTAGTATATTAAACGCTCAAGAAAAAGCAATAAAAAATAAGATTGCTTATTCTAAAATTTATGGTGATTCTTTATACAAACAATACTTACTATCTCAGCAATTATTAGAGACTGAAATTAAGCAAGAGCAAATTAAGATAAAAATTGCTAAATTAAATGATGATGAAGATAAGCAAAATGAAGCAAGATTAAAAAGAGATGAGTTAAGGGCTAAAAAACTTCAAGAAGAAACTCAGCATATTATGGATTATTATGCTATAGTATCAGAAGCTGCACGTTTAGGAGATAAGCAATTAACAAAAGATGAAGAAAAAACAAAAGCAGCTGAAAAATATAATAGTGCTTTAGAAGAAACAAGGGATAAGCTAGCTAAACTTAAAGCAGATACTTCGTTAACATTTAGTGGAGTAGGGAATGCATATGATATTAGGGTATATGAAGATAATGCTCAACAATTATTAAATGGTATTGATAGCACTAATAAAGCAATAGATAAAAAATATCATGATGCATATCAGGCCGAATTAGATGCACGTAAAGCATTTGAATTAGAGTTAAGAAATGCTATTTTAAAGGACAGTGTTACTACTAATGAATATGAGTTAGAAATACTAAGGCAACAATATGAGGTAAAAAAGAAAGAAGCTAAAAAAAATAAAGCTGATTTAAAATTAGTAGAGGAGTGGTATAACAATTCTATTATAAATTTACTTACAGCACAGAATCAAAGAGAATCTGATTTAGAAGATGCTCAAAATAAGAAAAAGCTTGACAAACAAAAAGCTTATAATGATGCTTTAGCCGTAGCTATGGCAGATGAAAATCTTATAATTGAGACTATTCAAGAAGGTATTTATGAAGCTGGCTTATCTGCTCAAGACTTAGAATTAAAGCAACTTAGAGAGCATTATTTTCAGCTTATTACTGAGGCTGAATATTACGGCCAAAATGCTCAGGTATTAAAAGATAAGCAAGCTAAAGAAGAATTAGCAATCACTAAGAAATATGCTCAAGCTGAGGCTCAGTTAAGAGTAGATACAGTAGCTCAAGGCTTATCTGCATTAACTGCACTTAATGAAAGCTTTACTGCACGCACAGAAAAAACTGCACGCAGACAGTTTAACGTAAATAAAGCGCTTAATATAGCAATGTCTTTAGTAGATACTTACTCAGCTATCGTTAAAGCTCTTAATTCACCTGAGACTGTTCCAACATCAGTTAAGATAGCTCAAGCTGTTGCGGTTGGTGTGATGGGATTTGCTAACGTAGCTAAGATAGCTAAAACTCAATTTGGTGGAGGAGCTCCTAATACTTCAATGGATCAGGGCGGAGGTGCTACTAATACTCAAGCTAATGCTCCAGCTGTAGACTTTAGCGGAGGTAACTTCAATAACAATGCACCGGGTACAGTAGAGACCTATGTGTTAGCAGGCAATGTAGCTAACGCTTTAGAGGCACGTCAAAAGATAATAGATCAATCATACTTATAACAAATATGGCGAATTTTCCACTATTAAAAAAGTGCGTAGCAAGAGGAGTAAGAAACGCACTATCTGAAATTGATAGAACAGGATTAGAAGATACTGATACTATCATAGACGAAATAATTGATGCTATAATTTTTGAAATAAATGAAACCTATGAGTGAAATAAAATTAATTGAATACGGCTTAGGAGAAGAAGAGGATAACATGGGAGTATACGCTGTGAGCCTTGTTAGTGAGCCTGCTATAATGGTAGACTTTGTAGCACTATCCAAAGCTAATCTCTTATTAGCAAGAGTAGAGGATGGAGAAAAGCGTATGTTATACGGCCCTGCACTGATTCCTAATCAGCCTATAGTACGTTATGATGGTAATGGAGAGAAATACTTTATCACTTACTCAAAAGAAACTATTGAGCAAACTGCTCAGGAATTCCTAAAGCGTAACATGCACCATAACCACACTATCCAGCATGAGATGCCTGTAAACAACTTAACTGTTGTTGAATCTTGGATTAAGATGGGTAATGATAAGGGAGATAACTATGGCTTTGAGTTACCGGATGGTACCTGGATGATAGGGGTAAAGGTAGATGATGATGCTACTTGGGCAGCTGTAAAGAATGGCGAAGTTAAGGGCTTCTCAATAGAGGGATGGTTTACTCCAATGGCTGAGACTAAGGTAGAAGAGAAGGATCTTGAGAAGCTATTAGCTGAATTAGCTGCTGCGCTTGAAATGAATATGTAATTTTTTCCACTAATAATTATAAACTATGAACATGATTTCTGAAATTTTAGAAAAGTTCGCTCCGCAGCTTATGAAGCATGGAGTGAAGTTATCTGTTGAAGAGAGTCCTGTAGCTGAAACTACTAAGGTAGAGATGATGGCTGAGGGCGCTTTGATGGATGGCACTATGATCTATTCACCTGCTGCCGAATGGGCTGAGGGAGTAGAGATATTCGTAATGGATGCAGATGGCAATCCTTCACCTTTAGCAGATGGCGAATACACTTTAGACAACGGTAAAATGATTGTTGTAGCAAGTGGTTTAATCGCATCTATCGCTGATGCTGAAGAGCCTTCTACAGAAGTAGAAGTAACAGTAGAGCAAGAAGTAGCTGAGACTTACAGCAAAGAACAAGTAGAGGGATTGTTAAACAATATCATCACTGAGTTCGAAACTAAGTTAAGCGCTGCTGAGAGCAAGATTACTGAGCTTTCACAAGCACCAGCGGCAACAACTGTTAAGCAGTCACGCCAAGCTTCAAACGAAGCACCTTTAAACATAAAAGCAATGAGCAATATCGAAGATAGAACTCGTGCTATAGTAGCAAAATATAAAAACAAATAATAAAACAAAAACAAAATGGCTGATAACTTGACCATCACCTCAACCTACGCTGGCGAATTAGCGCTACCGTATATTGCAGCAGCAGTTCTTTCAGGAGACACTATTGCAAACAACTACATTACCGTAAAGGAAAATGTAAAGTACAAAGCTGTACTTAAGATTCTTGCTTCAACAGGATTAGTTAAAGCTGCTACATGCGACTTTGACAACTCAACTTCTGCTCTTACTTTACAAGAAAAAGTATTGACGGTTACTGACCTTATGGTTAATATCCAACTTTGCAAAGCAGAATTTACAAAAGATTGGGAAGCTGCTCAAACAGGAAGAGGATTTATTAACGATGTAGTTCCTGCTAACTTCTCTGATTTCTTGATTTCTCACTTGGCTGCTAAAGTAGCTCAAGAGATTGAGTGCAACATTTGGAAGGGTAACTGGCCATCTTCAGGATTTACAGGATTCAACGGATTGCAATATTTAATTGATGCTGCTAAAGGTGGTACTCCTGATGTAGATTTCGCTGCTTCTTTAAGCGCAACTAACGTAATTGCTAAGCTTCAATTATGTACTGATGCATTGCCTGCTACATTGGTAGGTTCACCTGATTTGAAGATTTACGTTAACCGTAAGACTGCACAGTTATATCGTCAAGCTTTGGCTACTGCAGGTTACTTGCAAACGTTCCAAGGTACTGCTCAATTCCCATTGACCTTCAACGGATACGATGTGTATGTTTGCCCAGGTATCTCTGATTCAGTAGTTATCTTAGCTACTCCTGAAAACTTAGTTTTCGGTACAGATCTTAACTCTGACTTCAACGAGGTTAAGGTTGTAGATATGAGCTTTACTGATGCATCTGATAACGTGCGTATGGCTATGAGATTTAGAGCTGGTGTTCAGTTTGCAGTTCTTGGTGATATCGTTATCGGATTTAACAATATCTAATATACTCCTTTGTTAAAAGAGTGGGTAAGCTATGAGCTGCCCATTCTTTGCAAAGATATTTTAACTAATAAAAAAAAATAACCATGAGCTGTTTAACTACATTAGGCTTTCAAATTAATTGCAAAGAGGCGATTGGTGGCATTAAAGCTATCTACCTTGGCGCTTACGATCTATTCGCTAACTCAGCAACTCTTACAGGTAACGAAGTTACTGCATTAGCAACTGGTAGTGTTTACGAATTCGAACTACCTAAGCACACAGGATCATTTACAGAAGAGGCTGCTATCAGCATCGAGAATGGCACTGTTTACTACACACAAACTGTTGTAGCTATGTTCCATGGAATGAGCCAACAACGTGCTTTACAACTTCAAAACATTGCTAAAGGCCGTAACGTATTATGGGTATTAGATAACAATGATAATCTTTGGATGTGTGGCTATAAAGATGGAGTAGAAGTTACTGCATTTACTACAGCTTCAGGAACAGCTAAAGGTGATATGAGTGGTTACACTGTTACATTTACAGGAGAAGAGAAAGATAAAGCTTACTACTTGACTGTTGGTGATACTACTGATCCATGGGCTGATTATACTGAAATAACAGTAGTACCAGGTACACTATAAGTATAATTGTGCTATATTTAAAGCATGATTTACTTACTTAAAAATACAGCAACTCAGCTCCTCTACCTTAGCCTTAAGGAAGGGGAGCTTTTGCTTGCTAATACATACACGCATTATCTGCTTGAGCTAACTAATGAGCAGACACTTCAAAAGCTTTACGCTATCCCTATTCAGATAGCACAGAATGATAGGTATACTACCATTCAAATCGGCACTAATGCCAATACACCATTAGCTGCTAGCCTATTAATTAACTATCCAGCACGATTTTCTTATATCGTTTACGGGCAAAATAGCAGCACTAATTTAGATCCTACAAATGCGGCAGTAGTAGGAGTAATAGAGAAGGGATATTTAATAGTAGAAGATATTACTACTCCACGATTCACAGAGCCGAATTTAACAATAGATAACGATATAGCATATAATGGATAAGATAGCACACTCAGCGCCAATGCTTGTTAACTTGGGAGCAGCAATGCCTCAAGAGGCTAACGAGAAAGAAACTCCGAAGGGATGGGTAACGCTTGGTGAAGCTAACTCATTTCCAAATTACCTTATAGATTTATACTATAGCTCACCAGTGCACTCAGCACTAACTATGAGCATAGCTTTCATGATAGCAGGGAAGGAATTTAAGAGCACTAATCCAACAGCGCAACGTGAGATAGACAGATTGAAATTAAACGCAATCAGAAGGCCCATTACGTTAGATGCTAAGATGCAAGGGGGTTATTACTTAGAAATTATTTGGAGCGTAGATAGAACAACTGTAGCTAAGATTAATCATTTGCCTTATGAGAATGTTAGATTGGCTGTTTCTAATGATGAAGATGTTATACCTGGTGTTTATTATTCTAAAGATTGGAATGATATGCGCAAAAAGAAGAACATTCCGACATTTATCCCGATGTATAATCCAACTACAAAAGCAGATGAGCCTTCTCAGGTGCTATTTGTGGGGATAATGACTCCAGGCAGTGCTTACTATCCTAAGCCTGACTACTATAGTGCTATCAATTACATAGAAATTACAAGAGAAATCAGCGAATTTTACCGAGCTTTCTTAAGCAATGGTATGGCACCGTCTTATTTCCTTCACATGAATAACGGTATTCCTGATCCTGAGGAGCAAATGGCTATCCGCAGAAATTGGGAAACTATGGTAGGTGCTAAGAAGGCAGGTAAGGTAGTATTTACATTTAATGAATCTGCTGATAGAGCTCCACGTTTAGACTTAGTACCTATGTCCGATGCTGATAAGCAATGGATGGAGTTAAGCACTCAGTCAAGAGAAAACATCTTAGGCGCTCACAGAGTAACATCACCTTTACTTTTTGGTATTCGTGATGCAGGAGGATTAGGGAGTAACGCTGATGAGATGAAACAAGCTTACAGAATTTTTAATAAGAATATAATTGAGCCATATCAGCAAATCGTTACAGATAGTATTGAGGAAGTATTTAAAGGTATGGGCATTATGGCTGATGTTTATATTGAATCTAACGACTTATTCTCTGATGAGATGGATGCAGCAGCAGCAGCAATAGATTCAACTGTTGCAGATAATGCAACTACTGATCCTAACACAGCTGCACCTATAGCACCAGCAGGCACATCAGTAAGTGATGTAACTTATAACGGTGCACAGATAGCAAGCGCTTTAGAAATTGTAGCAGCTGTTCAGACAGGAGGCTTAACTAAAGAGCAAGCCATTGTATTCTTAGTTCAGTTCCTTCAACTTCCAATAGACGTAGCTACTGCAATGTTTGAAGCTACCGGAGGGAACGCTGTAGCTAAGCTATCTGCTCAAAAAAAAAAGACTAATTTAAGTGATCCCACAGATAAGCCAATCTTTACCGAAGAGGATGAGAATTGGTGGTGCGAATTTCTAGAAGATAAGGGAGAGATAGTAGATGAGGAGGAGTGGGAGCTTATCGAAGCTGAGCCTGTTAATCTTGCATCAGTTAGAAGCTACTCTGATCCTGATAAGCCATCTGAAATGGATAGCGGATTATACAAAGTGCGTTATGCCTACTCTAAAAATACAAGCGCTAAGAGTAGAAAGTTCTGTAGACAAATGGCTAACGCTGCACGTAATGGATATGTATACCGTTACGAAGATTTAACTAAAATGGAATCAGATACTAATGAGCTGAATCCTAACATGGGCCACAATGGAGCTACCTATTCTGTATGGTTGTATAAAGGCGGAGTTAATTGTAAGCATAACTGGGAGCGTAGAGTATACTTCAGAAAGCGTGAGAAGGGAAGATTTGTAAAAGATAATGGCTTAGAATCATCTGATCCTATCTCAGTAGCAAAAGCAATCAGAGCAGGCATGCCTTTAAAAGATATAGCTAAAGACTTTGCTACAGCTAATACTCGACCATTTGACATGCCCGACCAAGGCAGATACCCAGGAACAAATTAAACTATAACATAATGGCAATAGCACCCGAAATACTTTTCATTAACGAGGAATTCCTTAAGAAATATACTCAGCTGAATGAAGCTGTAGATACTAACTTAATTCGCCCTGCAATTTACTTGGCTCAAGATAAGTACATCACTTTGTGGTTAGGTACTAATCTAACTAATAAGATTAAAAGTGAGATAGAGAATGGCACGTTAGCAGGAGTCTATGAAACTTTATTAAATGAGTATATTGTTAAGCCTACTGCATGGTGGACAATGGTAGAGCTTTATCCGATGCTTATGTATAAGCATGATAACGGTAACTTAGTTACTCGTCAATCAGAGAATACTACAGCGATCTCTCAAAGTGAACTATCT